TCCGCCGGTATTAAGATAAGAACCTGCACCATTCGTTACATACGCCAATCTTGCGTCCGTATCATTCGCATACTCAAAATAATCTATCTCAACTGCCATTATATAACCCCCAATTCTTGTAAATCTTCTCTTGTCATTAGTAAGTATTTAATATCAGGATTACTTGACATAAACTCTTTAATTTTAAAATAAGCGTCAGCGTGCATAAATCCTTTAATTTCAACATACATATCTTTCTCTGTTAAATAAAAATCAGGCGTGTATGTGGTATCTTTTAATTTAAAAGTTTCTTTCTCATATTCCCACTTGACATTTTTACTGTCTAACCACTTAGCATATTTTACTTCCCAACCTGAACGCATATAGATATTCTTATAATAGGATTTCTTGCTGTTAGTGTAGACTAAAGGTTTCTTAAATATATTATTCTCTCTACCCAAACCTTCACCTTTCTTAAAATCACCCGCAGATGTATATTTCTTATGTCCCACCTGAAATCCACACCTCTTAGGATATAACCCCGCCTTCTTAGTTTTGCCCTTCATCAGACTCTGGCAACCCTTCTTAAAACCGTTAGTATTGTCTATATTCATTCCTTTTATACCACTCATTATAAACTCCTATTTACAAATAATGAAATAGTTACACGAGTAATTGATGTACAACTATCCACGTTATAACGAAGTACACTTCCTGTAGGAATACTTGTAGTCCAATTAGTTAAAGTACTGTTTTGAGAATTAATCCCACTAGTAATAGTTGGAGGTGTTGCCGAAGTTATAGAATCAGCATCTGTTGGAGCAAAATTTTGGTAAGAATCCTTCCAAATATCTACAACAATAGATCCTGTAGTATCAGCTAAAGCCGTTACTCTAGTAATAGTACAAGCAAAAGGTATTTCTAAATCTCCCTTTATTCCCGTAGTAATTGCTGATCCTCCTCCATCTATAACAAACTCTATAACACTAGTAAAAGTTTTATTTGCCCAATAGTTAGATTCATAAACTAATACTTGCCCAGTAGTGATACCACTTGTTACTGCAACATTTGATAAATCATCTAATGTAAGAGATATTGATTGAAAAGAGGGAGACAATCCTACTCCTCTACTTGTCAATACTTGACCAGATGAACCTATAGTAATTTGGCTAAACGAAGTTGTAGTATCAGCGTAAGGAATTAAATATTGAGTCCAAGAAGATTTACCTGTACCACCATCTACAACTGCAACATCTCCTCCAATAGCTGTAGATAATCCAGCAGAATTAACAAGAGACGCTTGTTTACCTAATAGTTGGTCATATAATAATTTAGCAGAAGGGTATTGTATGTCAGTAGAAGAACCTGAGATAGAAGTTACTTTATTAGTTGTTACTTCATAACTTCCAGCCACTTGCCAAACTCCAGATTTAACTCTTAAATTATTACCATCTAAATCTAATGTACCAGTATCATAATTAAGTCTTATTTGTGATCCAGATTGAGTTAAAGGGGCACCATATACTGAAACTCCAGAACTAACTAATCCATATAATTCTATCATGGCATCATAAAAATTAGTAGAAGTAAAACTAGAATAATCAAAAGGAATTAATAAAGTATTTAATGTAGATTCTATACTAGTTTGTACATAAGTAGAATCTTGATAATCTGATGTAAACTCATGATTATGTATAAAGTAGTTTTGTTTATTTATAGATGAACTTGAAGAAGTAATATAATAATTGCCTTCATAAGCAGATACCCCAGCATTACGAATAGTTACGTAAATAGAACTTCCATAACTACACCAAGCCCAATCTTCATTAAATATCTCTTCACTGGACATTTTAAGCAAAGAAAGAACTGAATTAGCAGGTTGTATTAAAAATGCTTTAGCAGTTGTAACAGGAGTTGTAGTAGTAGATATTCGCACCCAATATTTAGAAGCTACACTATTAACTGTAGTTGTAGCCCAATTAGTAGGTATAGTCCAATAGATTCTACCGTCGCTTTCAAAATTAGAAGTATCATCTACAAAAGTATTGGCGGAAATATCTAAATCTGTCCATGAAGAACCATTCCAATATTCCACATATAAAGTGTTATTAGAACCTCTTACATCAAATTCAAAAGAAACCCCCGCAAAAGTAGTAGATAGACCTACATATAAATAATCACTAGTATCATTCATTAAACTAAAACTAGTTCCATTTTCAGTTCCCGCCTCTGTAGTAACATCAGTAAATACTGATCCTTCATCTAAAAACACTTTATCAAAAGTAGTTATTGTTTCAGAATTAGCCAACCCTCTATTCTCAAAAGCAACATCATCTAAATATAACTCATTAACTGTATTATATGCGTAACTAGTTGGTGAGAATTCCCAAATTGAGTAACCACTTTCTGCATGAAGATGTGTCCATCCACCATAAGTAGATAGAGTATGTCCTAAAGATTGTGTTCTTAGATACTTTCTGTCTAGTCCAAAATCTGTAGTTAACTGTTCTATTTCATTTTTATCAAACTGAGCTTGAATTGTTCTACCATTTATTTCAAGTATCTGATCCGAAAGTGATGAAATCTTATTCGTAACTGGTAAATTACTGTTTATGCGGGTTATACTCATTATATTTTATCCTCTTACTTTTTACAATTCTCTCCACAAGTAGATGGTAATACTTCTTTCTTTTCTTTAGATTCTATAGCAATTGGTTGAAAATTTTCCTCAAATACTTTAATTATTTCTTCTGCAGTATATTTTAAACACTTTTCATTATGTATACAAGACCACATAGCTCCATTAGGTTGTGCATCAAAAAGATATGAATTAGGTCTGTGACAGTAGGGAGTATTACATACTTCTTTTGTAATATTAATATGAGTATTGTAACCTAAACATTTAGGAGATGTTCCTCCCCATAAAACTAAACCTTTTTTATTTATTTGTTTAGCAGCTGAAGCGTGCTGTAGAAAACTATCAATACCTATAAAAGTTTTAACGTATTGTAATAACGCCAATGTGCTTCTTATTGGGAAAAATACTATATTAGTGTCTTTTAAATCGGGGAAATTATTATGCCCAACGTTACCAATTACATATTTATCCTTGAGATAATCAACTACTTTTTCAACTTCAATTAATGGAAGTGATCTTCTAAACATTGTCATTAAAGACATCTTTAATTTATCATTAGATTTATCTTCAGGAACTTTACCACCAATCCATTGTAATAAAATCATTTCTTTTTTAGCATTATTCTGAGTTTTTTCAACATAAAATTTAGCCATCTCCAACTCACTATCTAAAAAGAATAAGTCAGGTTCTATACCATCACATATAATTTCGAATTGATCACACCAAGATTCTACAACGTGTTTCTCTTTATTAATATAAGAATAATCTAAATAAGGTTCGTTTTTTAAGATGACTGTTTCATCATTAACAAAATCATCATAAAAATACAATGGATTACCAAAATTAAAAGTTCTATATACGCTGGGATTGTAAAAGAATACTTCAGGGCAACCTGCCACGACAATAATTCTCTTATCCGGATATGTTTTCTTTAAAGCTCTTACAACGGCGGTTGCAGAAATATTCTTTCCGATGCCACCTTCAACTAAAAAAACTAAATTCCTTACTTTTTCTGAAATCTTCATACGTTCTCCTATTTTTTAAAGTTGTTTAAGATATATTGTTGTATAACCGCTGTTCCCTGAAACTGATGTTATTTTATTGTCTTCAATTTTATCTATTGTGTATTGTTTTATTTGTTCATTTATTTTAACTTCAACAGAATCACCAATATTAATATCAGTTTTCAGATTATCAAATACTATTTTCATACCTTCTCCTTATTTTGTTTTGCTATTTCACAGTTTCTTTTATATACCTTACAAGTTTCATATGAATATTTCATTTGTGTTATATAATAAAATATGGGGCAAACACATATATAATCAATATCACAACTTTCTTTACAAAATTTATTAATATATCTATCCATTTTAAGAATACCCTATCGCTAAATAATTTAAAACTCCACTAGGGTCTAATACTGTTTGTGTTTCAGAATAATCTTTTAATGACCAAAGTCTTTCATAGTCACAAGTACAGTTAGAAGGTACTATACAATAACAATGAGTTAAATTAACTGCACAAATACAAGCTGTGTTTTGGGCTACAACACATATGCCTTGATGAGTGCAAGTTATTGCGCAAGTATACATATATATATAATCAAAAAGACAAGCATTGCAAGCGGTAAAATCAATACACTGATAGCAATTTTGATTCCCAGTATAACAAAACACAAGGTCTAGTTTATAATTACATATTAGACTACCAGTAAGTAAATTACATCCTTGAAAACATATATATCCTAAAGCACACTGATACCATTGTTCTGGTAATGACCTAACACAAGTCATTAAATCCATTGTTGCACAATAACATAAATACGTGCAATATACATTATCTGGTTTTGTACCTGATAAAACAGCACAACAAGAAATTATTTGTTGAGTACCGCTATAATATATGCCTCCTGGAGACGTATTATCCCATAATCTATTATCAATACAACAACAAATATTTCTACTGCAACAACAAGTAGTTACTGCACTTAATGTACTTAAACACCAAGTTAGACATAAACAATTCAATTGAAGTTCCCAGGTGCCACCTCCACCAAAACAAACATTTTGACATATATCATAACAGGTTTTTAAGTTTACTGTTGAATCGTGAGGTTGAGTATAAGAATATGAACAACAAGTCCAAGCACAACCCGCACAACAACATTTATATTTAATTTGATAACAAAGTATTCCATAACCATAACAAGTGGAAGAAGCGCAGGTGAAACACCATAATAAAAATCTATCTCTTACTGTAGTCCAATAAGCATCACTGTGGGTATAAACACTGGTATCTATAGCAACGTCTTTATTAACTTCATCATAAACCCCAGCAGCTTTATATAGAGTAGCGTGAGCGTCAAAACACCATCCATAAGAACCATCACTATTACAATAACATTCTAAATTATCATAATATACACACCATTTTTGGCAATTAACACTATAGTTTGGGTCATAAGCTGCTAAATCTTTAATTCCTATTTGAACATAAGGTTGCCCTCTCCAACCAGATAAACAAACTGTAACTCCCGTATTAACTTCTCCAGCACATAATCTTTTTACATAGGGTGTAGAATTACCCAGTTCATCATGAAAATACCACTGTCCTGAATTTAGATAAGAATAACAACATTCACATAAAGGATCTTTTAGTGTTATAGAATTAGCTATAATATTGCCATTAGATAACTCAAAGCAACTTCCATCACTAACACTTTTTATTTCTAATTTATCTAAAGAATTGTTCCAAAATATATATTGGCTTTGCAAATCACCAATAGTTAAATCTCCAGCAGAACCACCAGAATATTTTATATCAAATACTTGATCTCCTAGAGTATCATAAATAGTAAAACAACAAGTATTCATTTCAGCTCTAGAACCAGTAAGAGCGGTTCTTATGTCTGGAGCATAGAGTTTACCTTTCAAATATACATTATCTGAATATAAACCATATCCACTTAAAGTGCCATATAAACTATCAGTTATCCCCGCCAAATTACCCAATCTAGCTTTAGTAACTACATCATCAAACCCTTCTCCTTCTCTTAAACTTATATCAATAAATGGAGAATTATTAGATATAGCATCTAATAAAATAAATCCTGTTTCTGTATAACCTGAACCACCAACACCAGTAGATACTATTGCCGTTCCTCTAGACCAAGTAGGATTAGTAGTAAATACATTTGATATATCTCTTGTTACTGTATAAGTTGGGGCATTTGTGATATTAGTGACCAAGAACCATTCCTGATTATCACCATTTCTTATAGTTAATACTTCATTTAAAGCAAATATAGAATCTTCTACTGTAATAGTAGTATCTGTAGAACTTACATCTGTAGCCAATACTGAAGAATTACCTACATATAATTTACCTCCAACTGCAGATATTTTATCAGATTCAAATACAGAAGAACTAATTCTACCTCTAATTCTTACATCTTCAAATTCAGCATATCCGTTATCTTGTATTTTAAATCCTTTATCTCCACTGATAAAATCACTACTACCTATACTATTTTTAGTAATTAAAATATTACCTATTTTAGCGTCATCTGTAGAGAACCGAGCTATTTCTATTCCATTATTATCATAAAAGAAAGTTCCTCTTCTATTAAATTTAGCTAAAGGAACATTAGTAGTAGAAAGTATCTTCATTTCAGAACTATCTAACTCTAAACTCCCTTGAATATTAGTTATCTTTAAACCTTCACTTAACTTTATATTGCCAATCAGCAAATCTGCTACAATTGGTTGAATATTATCTTTTAACAACTCTATAGTATCTTCTTCAAACTTATCATTAAATCCATATAATTTATATTCTGTAAAATTAACTATATAAGCATTCCAAGACTCATCTTTAGTATCTTGAATTAAAGTAGTTATCCCAGGATTTGTAATTACTACTTTTGCTATTGTTAATTTCTTAGGATCATAAGTTGTAGATATTTTAACACCATCTTTATCTAGTAAAACATAATATATAGAGTTAGTTGAAGGTAATGGAATAGTTATAGAAGTATTTTTTGATAATGTATATAATGATCCATTAGCAGAACCTGATCCAGAACTAATAAGTATAATATTTGAAATGGGGTCTGTAGCTGTCACTATTAAACCATCTAATATAGTTGGAGGTATTATTCCAGCCAATAAATCTTGTACGGCTGAAACTAATTCTGCAGTTGTAGCATTTGCAGATACTCCTGTGGAGGTAATAAAAGCCCCACTAGATTTAGTAGAAGAGGATTTAGTACTGGAACCAACCCTTTTCTCTATTTCAGAAACTATTTGTGAATAGAGTGTTTTATACGTGATGCTACTCATTTATTATTTTACTTCTTCTTTTACTTCTATTTTAACTTCTTCTTTAGTGTCTTCATTTTTTAATAAATCTTCAAGCAACGAAATCTGACCTACTATTTGATCATAAATTCTAGCAGTTCTGTCTCTTAATTCCTTTTTTTCTGTTAACATTTTTACTAAATCTTTACTCATTTTCTTACTCCTTTCATACTTGTGATTCGTTAATATATTCAACTTTTAATTTAAGTCCCCATCCTTTACATAAATCATCAAAGAGGCTCTGAGGAAATTTACATCCCAAACCTTCTTTTGTTCCTACTCTCATAATAATACCACAAAAAGAGGAATTTAAAAAATTAGTATTAGCATAAGATACTTTACTAAAATCGGTATTTCTAAAATTACAATTTTGTGCATCACAACTTCTAATCCAACTACTCCCAACAAATCTACTTCCCTCAAAATTACAATGATTCATTTTACAATTAATAAGAGAAAAACTGGGCATATTGGGGGATTTAAATTCTGAATCTCCTAATTCACAATTAGAAAAGTTACATCCAGATATATCTCTATCTCTTATTTGTAATTTCTTTATAATAGCTCTTGAAAGATTAAGATTTCTTAAATCTACATCTTCTATAAGGCTACTAATATTTATTCTATTCTTAATTGCTATGTTTATTTTATTTTCAAGTTCGTGAGTTAATGGCAACATTTATTCTCCTTTTATTAACTAGATGGATAATAAGACAAGGAAATTGTGTAGAACCCACTATTATTACTCATGGACTCTATAAAATAATTTCTATCAATCCCCGCAAAATCATCTATTACTCTTATAGTATCCCCTACATTTAAATGTGGAGAATATAATACTTCTACTTGTATTTTTGTATGATTCTTAACATATTCTTTTAGATATTCTTTTGCTACATAATCTAACTGTGTTTCACTATATAAAACATTATCATCTACTTTATTACTTTTATATAATCTATCGCCAAGTTTAGGTCTTAAAGTATTATAATCATAAAGATTAAGATCTCCTTCTAATTCTTGAACCACAACTTCATCTTCACTATGAGATTCATTTAATCCACTTACTCCAATAAAAGAAGTATCTGTTAAATCAGTATAAGTAAAAGAATCATTAATAGTTCCATTATCATTTAATATATAAGCGGTTCTTGAAGTTTCTCCAGATTGTAATTCAAATCCTACAGTGGAGATTACATTAATTTCTGTAGGATTAATGTTTGATGCAACAACTATATTTTCAGATAGAGAAGTTAAAGGTATAAGTTTGGCTTCAGATTTAATTATTATATCATCATAAGCAGTTACTTCTGTTAAAGCAACTACCCAAACTCCAGATTGAGTAACAACTATTGTCCCGTTTGTGGTATTTGCATCTATAATACCATAGTCAATTAAAAGTTGTCTATTATCATCAGAAACTGTAACTTTAGTTGCAGTAAATTCTATTTTATCTACACTTTCTAAAATTAATTTTAAATATCTAGCAGTAAATCCAGTTCCTAAATCACTTTCTTCAAAACTTTTAGAACTACCACCAGACATTTGAAAACTATTAGTTTTATCAGAAACATCATAGTAATCTACGTTATCTACTGAATATTGTAATGTTGCTGTAAAATTTATATCATATTTTCTATTTTCATCAGCCCTAAAAAAACCAGCAATTATATCCATTGCTTGTATAGTTTTAACTGCACCTAAATCTATTATAGCATAATTATAACCATTGGGAGGTTCTCCATAAAATATAGTTTGTACTTGAGTATCATATCTACCATCTATAACTGCTGCTACATCAGTAAATATTGTAACTACTACATAATATTGATAGGTTGCTTTAACTACTGTTTGAGCTGGAAATTTTATTATACTTTTAGATATTTTAAATTCCGAAGCATCATAATTTATAACTACATTATCTGTAGAATAAAATACATAATAGGTTGCTGTAGCTATTTGTTCTACAGTTGTATTTTGTTCTGAGCCAGGTACTGATAAAATACCATTACCATAATCCATATAAGAACAATATGGGGCTAAAGAATAAATTTCTGTACCATAAGCATCATAAAAGATAATTGATTTTGAAGGATCAATGGAAGTGTGGGCGAACTTGATCTTATAATATTTATATGTGTGGCTCGTAGTTGTTGTATTTCCGCCCATTAAAATTTACCTCCGCCACTTGTAGTAGTTGTAGTGGTAGTAGTTTCTATTGCCACTCCCTGACCAGCAATTATATGTGAAGTATTATCTACAGCAACATCATTTATATAAACTATTGGTTTTATAACATCCGTAGTTATCTTACCTATTCCAGATACAGCATTACCATAAATATAATAGTTATCTTCATCTCTTAAATGAGCAAGTTCTGTAGCCGTTGCTATTGCTTTATAAGGTAATCCTGTCCCAATAAAAGTAACTCCATCATTATACATAAGATTAGTTGGATTTTTATTCTTTCCATAAAGTATAACTCTAGTATATAAATCTTCATCTTCCATAAAATTTAAAGAAGTTGCCAATTTAAGAGTATAATCTTCATTTACTTTTTGAGAAAAATAACTAGCCCATATCTTATCATCACCTTTAGTTCTTACTAAAAAGTTAGGTGCCAAATAATTTCTAACCTTCTTTATAGCCTCATATCTATTGTCAAGTTCTCTGGAACGAAAAGACATTTGATTTAATTCTATGCCTGATGCTTGCATTGTTTTAAAAGAATAATCAACATCACAAGTAACTGTGGCAGTAGTTAAAATAGGATTATCTAAAATTATTCTGCCAAATCTTTTATCAAAATATTTTACAGTTATTCCACTAGGCAAAGTAAAATTATCATTTATTAAATTTGTTTGAATATTTGAGTATGTCATATACCATACTTGCCCCGCAGGATAAGTTTTAGTATATTTAAAATAACTATCAGTTACATGATTTTTTAAAGCATAACTACCAGTACTTGGAATACCTTCTAAAGAATTTCCTACTATAGAAGTCCAAGTAAAAGTATCTCCGTTAATCTTTCCTTCCCCAGAGGCTGGTAATCCTATAACTGAATCTAAATATATAATAGTATTCCCCCCTATCACGTTCTGTGTTAATTGATGATAAATACTTATTTCTGTTGGGGTATAATTAGGAACCAAATCATCTGTAATACTACCCATTTCTGTTAAATATGAAGTAGTTAAATGATTATCTATTAGTGCTTGAGCAGAGGGTTCATTAAACAGATATTTCCCGTAACCATCAGGTAAAGTAAGTATTTCTTCTATTATATCTTCAGCATAAAGCCCACGAGTATAAAAATAATAAGCGGTTGCTACTAAATCGTAGTTATCTTTAGCATTTAAACAACTACCTAACTTAACTTGCCCATTATCATATAATACAGTGTATCCATCATATTGTGGATCTTCAACATCATTATTTTTATTTCTAATGGTTAATAATGGTAAAGGATTATCTGCAATATTCTCATTAGCAAAATTAAACACTTGAGCCAAAGTATCATTTGGAGAAGCTAAAAAAATAGGTGTTAGTATTTCTTCTTCTACTTTAATCTTATCTCCCTCAACTTCTAAATCTATATCTAAAAATTGAAGAGTTGATATATAATCTAAACATACTAATGTTACTTTTCTATCTGTAGCTGTTTTTGTATATGATCTTTGATTTACTTGCCCATAAAACTTCTTAAATTCTTTAGTAGAACCTTCAAATAATTCACTAAAAGATATTATATCTCCTACATTTATAATATCACTACCATTGTCTCCAAATATATTATCGTTATTATTAAGAGTAAAGGTTGCCGACATAGAACCAAAATCTACATTACTACTTACAGTCCAACCAATAACATAATCAGAATAATCATATCCGCCAATTGTTAAAATAAACTTAACCTTAACATCGGCACTATTAAGTTGATTTTGTATTGTAACTGGCAATAAGGCTTCTTTAGACATTTTAACTTGCCATTTCCTTAAATGTAGCAGTTATATCAAATGAATTATCAATCCCACAAAACCATACTCTCTTATATTCTGTAAATTTACCTATTAGGGTTTGATTATCATGAGTAACTATTTTTAATTTAATTCCCGAATTTATATAACCTTCAATTTTACTTCTGAAAGTAGATGTGGTGTCAGCCCAAAAAAACTGCAAATTATTCTTATTACTTTTTGTTTCTGGAGTAACATATCCTTCACTACCATCTGCCATCTTTACAGTTTGCATAGTAGAAACAATTTGATTTTCTAGATCTTCATTTGGTCTAATTAAATTTGTATCTACATCCCAAGTAAGTCCATTTATGTTTATTGTATAAACTAACCAATCTTGAGTTCCACTCATTATATAATTCCTCCAAAATATTTCATTTTATTTAATAGAAGCCATTCTTGAAGAAATTGAAAATTCTTCATCTAAAGATGTTTTAGCAGAAAAATAAGTTGAGTTGGGCAAGATATACGTTCTGATATCTGTCCTGAGGGCTATAAGATTACGATTGATCAACTCAAGATTCTTATTCGTGATGTTAATCTTAGATGATACTTGAGTATTTGAAGTTGATGTAGATTCAGATTTATTACCTTTAGCAAATAAACTTGGTATCATACTAGCTACCACCATTCCAACTCCTAACATAGCCCAACCTACAGGACCCATAGATAATCCTCCTATGGCTGCTGTTCCCATAGTAGCTCCTGCTGCGGGTGTAGCAGCCGCTGCAATACCTGACATAATACCTGCCATAGATCCACCTGCAGATAATAAACCACTAGCAATTGAACCTCCAACTCCAACTCCTCCAGCCATAGCTGATTGATAAGCAGAATAACCTGTTAAAGCAGATTGTGTGCCTCCCATTAAAGCTTGTGCTCTAGTTAGAGAACCGGTTCTTTGAGTTTGGGGTCTATATAAACCACCATAACCACCACTGGCAGTTCTACCCGCCAATCCTCCATTTGAAGAACCTCCTATTGGAGTAGACCACCAATCCCCTCCAAATAAACCTGAAGTATTTACCCCACCTATATTAGAACCACTCCAAGAAGCATTACCTGCTACTCCAGATCCTCTATTACCAGAAATTCCTTGTTGATGTGCTGATATAATTAAAGGAACAGCTCTCTTAATTCCATCATAATGAGCATTCTCTATTGGGGCAACTATAGCTCCTTTACCTGAAATAAGATTTCTAATATTATTCATTTGAGTACCAAAAACATTACCCATACCTGTACTATCAAATAATCTATCAGTTAATCCTCCTGCAAGTGCTCCTGCAGTTTGATCTCTCATAGTATCACCAATTTTAGCAAACATGCCATTTAAATTAGTTTTACCAAGTATCAAATCTTTTAAAGAACCTTCAACTGAAGATTGTAAAACATCACTTTGTTTCTTAATTTCATCAGTAATACTTTGCTCTAATTTATAACGAAGTTCTGTTAATTTAACTTGAGCGTCTATTGATCTTTTTAGAACTTCATTGGTCTCATATTGTTGAATTTGATATTGAAGAGATTGTTGTTCAGAAGCTCCTAAACCCTTCATTATTTCAGATCTATGTTGAACCTCTAAAGATATTTCTTTATGTTTTCTTAATTCTTTATCAAGATTATTTTCAATTTTATTTTCTTCAACTTCTCCCAATAAATCTGTAACAGTTCGTGTAGCCATTCTAGCTCTAATTTCTTTATCTATACTACCCATAATTTCTTTACCAGCTGCTGCAACAGAACCATATTTCTTAATTAAAGCATTTCTAGTATTATTTTGATTAAATCCTTTTAAAATCCAAGGAGAAGGACCATTCGCTTCTAACATTTCAGCAGTTCTTAATTGCTGTATTTCTGTAGCTCTATCTCTTTTAATTTCATCACTAATATTTTTATACTGTAAAGATTTAACATCCATAGAAGCTAATTCTGGATTTGCTGTTAAAATGTCTTCTCGTGTACTTTGTATTTTACCTAATAAAGCTTTATTTTTTTCTGTAGGATTATTATTTATTTTTGTTTCTAGTTCATTTAATTTTTTAATGGCGTCTAAACGAGAAATATCTGCAGTTCTAGCATCAATGTCAGTTTGTATTTTTTGTCTCATTTTTAAAGCCGCATAATCAGTAGCATTAGCTAAAAATATTAATCCTTCAGCTAAATTCTTTACTGAATCTACCGCAAATTTAAAAGTTGAAGTATCTCCTACAGTTTTAGAAAGAACACTCCAAGTGTTTTGCATCTGAACTATCTTAACTTTAGTTGTATCTTGTAATATATTAAAAGATTTTAAAGCATCTCCAGCAGAGGTTATAGAATCTACTTGAGCCTCAATACCTCTACTATAATTATTCATTAAAGCAATAAAAGGAGTGGCTTGCCTACGAGAACCTATTTGAGTAGCTAATTCTATTTTTTCTGATTCTGTTAATTTATCCCAAGAAGCAGCTACATCATCTATTACATCTCCTGCAGTTCTAAATACGTTAGTATTCTGCATAGTAGCTTTACCTGCAGCATCTTGATAAATAGGAACTTTAGCTATTTCTTGAACTGCTTTAGCTCCTGTAGTAAACAAACGAGTATACATCATCTGTAAAGCATTACCTGCTTCACTACCTGTTTTACGAGTTACTTCTATAATTGCGGTTACATCTCCTAAAAATTTATCGTAAGAAATACCAAAAGAAGAAGCTGTCGCTCCTGCTTTTTTAGTAGCTTCCGCTAAATCGGTAGCAGTTACGGCAAAATTCTTTTGAACTTTCATCCACTTATCAACAATAGTTAAACTTTCTTCCATTGGAATATTATAAGCTCTAACTGCAGCTGTTAAATCTTCAGCTACTGAAGCAACGTCTTTTCCAAGAACAACAGAAGCTACCATAGAAGTTCTTGTCATGTTTATAACTTCATTAATAGTAAGACCTTGTTGTGCAAAGATTTGTGCAGCTTTTA